GTCTTTGAACGGGTCAGAATAGCAAGGGTCTTTCTGAATCGCTTGCATCTGCGCTATCAGTTGATCCTTGGTCTCCCCACCAGAACCACCTGCTCCCGCGCCACCTCCGCGGAAAGGGTCTTCCCCGGTAAACTTTTTAGCCATGCCATCCGTGGCCGCGAGAAGTACGGTTAGTTGCTTCTCGTCCATTCCCTCAAGTAACGCCTGACCTTTGGCGTCGAGATGAGTTGCTAAAAATTTCTTAGCGTTGGTGATAACGAGCTCTTTCTGGTCCCCGAATGTTTCACTGGATAGTTTTGCAAATGCCGTTTCTCTATCTGCCTTATCCGCTTTTTCTGCTTCAGCAAACATTTTCAGATATCCGGAGAAGAGGGTCTGAGCCTGATAGGGGCTGACTCCAGCCGCATGAAGAAGCGGTTTCATCATCTTGCCTTCCGCCGCTTTCTTTACAAATTCAGGATCAAGGCCCTCTATCTTATCCGGAAATTTATATTCGTCCGGTGTTTTAGGCGCTACTTTCGAATGAAACTCTTTCCATTGGTCCGGAGTAGATTTGTCATCCGGCGTGGTACGCTGACCCAAAAGTGTCTGGGCCCCGTCAAACTTTTTTACAAAATCCCCGAAAGTGTTGACGTCTTTCATGTATGGCTTTGCCCGTACATCCTCCGGGAGTATTGCTCGGAAAGAATCCCCGTTAAGTGCTCCTACTGACTCGAGAGTTATTGCTGCTGGTGCTGGTGCCGCCGGCGGCGGTGCTCCTTCTTCTGGCATTTTACTCACTCCTTTCAACTATGTTTTTAGTTTCTGCGGACATTGATTTCCGCAAGTCATGATACACAGCTTCTCTGCCGGCGTTGTACACCGTGGAGCTGACTTGTATCTCTCCATTCGCCCCGATAACAACCGGAGGAACTTGATACCCGGATAGCACCATGATGTAGCGAAGCAGTATCCGAACGTTCGGATTTTCTGACGCGCTATTCACCGCTATCCGTACCTCATTCAAAAACTTCTCCCGTAACTCCTTCGCCTTCCCTTTCTCAGTCGCCGCCTGAGCTATTTCTTCTGGCGTTCTTTTTTCTTCCACCATTTACATCACCATGTCCTGTCCGGCGCCTCCGCCGTTTATCATCCCGTTCATGCCCCCTCGTGTGGCTTCCGCCTGGGCGTTTTGTTGGTTGGCGGACGCGCCCTTTGTCGCTATGTCAGCGGCGATAGCCGCCTGATTTATTTGCATTTGCTGTGCCTGGGCCTGTTGGTATCCCTCCAGGGCCTTCTCAAACTCTTCTTCTGAAACTATCGCATCATCCGGAGCTCCGTAAAGATCCCGAACTATTGGCATCGTCTTTTTCTTATTGAGCCATAACGCAAGCTCTGGTGCCACAGTTCCAAACCCCGCAACAAATTGCCACAGACTTATCATCCCGCGCACTTCTTCCGAACGGAGTATCCTGGCGGCTGGACTTATAAACTCAATCGGATATATCTCCGCGCCTTGGTCCCTCAACGCGAGTAACTCGTCAGGGATAAGAAGCGGAGTCTTCCCGACAGCTACCTGTTGGGCGTGTATCTCTGAACCCGGTTCCACCCCGAGTTCACCTTCTTCTTCCAGAATTGATATCGTTCGACGTATGACCGGGGTGAACTTCTCATCTAGTTGCCGCGAGAAAATAGACCCTGTATTCTCAGCCCGAAGCTCATTTCGTATCTGGGCCTCCCCCAGAGTCATACGAGTAGTGTTATTGAGGTCGGTGAGTTTGTCCACCAAGAAATGCCCGGCGATCTCTTTTCGTAAAAACTCAACGAGCTGTAGTAAAGGCGTCATCGACCCGACCGTCCCAATCTGGCCGATTGGGGCCATGCCCGTGATTCGAGAAGACGTCGCGTCAATCGGGATGACCCCGCCTGGTGAGCGATCTATAGTGCCATTCCCATACGTTCCGTCGTCAAGCACATACCAAGAAGGCAGAGCTGTCAACTCCCCACCCTGGGTTATAATCTCGATTATGGCGTTCAGTTCGGTAGTCGGGGCGAGAGCATTATACCCCGGTGAACGCCCGTACTCCTCGCCCTCGTTTTTATAAAATCGTGAAACCGTTATGGCGTTGCCGCTAAAACCAGATTCGCGTATAGTGATTTTTTCGTCTTCGAGAATATGGATAGACTCGTAAGATAGTTTAGCCTCTGATGACTCACTCGGTCGAACTAGCCAAAGGACTTTCATTTTCGTATCGTGGTTGTTAACGTCGAGTAAGGCTTTTACCTTTTCTGTCTTAGCGGCGTCGCCGTATTCGTCAACCAGTTGAAAGGCTGTGTATTCAAACTCGTAAAACTCTTTTATGACTCTGCCCCGGGCGTCTTCAACGACGTAGAGATTTTTTAATGGCAACGACCGGTATTCAACTTTGTGTTTTGACCCGGGTTTGGATTTGAAAACTCCAATAGCGTCCGTCCCGAACGCCGCACCCTCAGATAACGCTTCCTGCCGGGCTGTCCCAAAAGCTGCGTTCTCATGTTCCATCTGATCTAACAATCTCGCATTACACTCGCGATAAAAAGTTTTTATCTCTTCTGTGTCGCGGGCTTGTCTGGGGCGTTTTACCCGGAAAGTACGCCCGCCGTTTTTCCAGAGCGCCCCGTCAAGCGAAGATACCATTGTCTGTAAATCTTCCCCCGCGGTATTGTCGAGCACATCTTCGTGGGTATAAAAAGCGCCGGGAGCAGAAATTGTGGTGAAGCCCTGTTTACGCTGGAACATATATCGCGCTATAAGTTCCCAGACGGGTTCCCACGGCGCCCGGCGAGCTTTTACTGCCTGAAATTCTTTGAGGATTTTATCTACCATTTCAAAAGACCCCGGCTGCGCCAGTTGAAGAGTCAAGTGTACCTGTCGGAGAAGTGAAATACTTCGACATACGAGCGAGGCGTCTTCGAGCAGCCTGATTCTCAGCGCTATCAAATGCCTGTGCTGTCCCTATAGCCGAAGGGGTATCCGGAGCCTGTTCTGGATTCGCTGGAGCCCCGGGTGTTGGTGCGGCTTGTTTCTTTCCGCCAAACCACATACCCTCCCAGATATTTCCGCTCTTGGGTGGTGTGAACATCTGACCGATGTCGTACACCCTTCTGCTCTCTTCTAAATTAAAATAGTTCCGGGTAAAATTATTTCGGTGCATTTTTATCCCCCCATAGTTTTTTCGTTACCCCCATTACCTGAAAATCACCCATCACGCCCTTCTTCTCAAACCCAAGGGTCTGACACAAAGAGATAAGTTTCTTGTTCCGTACGTTTGGGCAAGCTGCTAATGTTTCCGCCTCTGTGTTCTCAAAAAAGAAATCCACCACAAGAACGGCGGATCTTTTGGATAGGCTGGAATTTGTTTTCCCTGGGTTTGAATAGGCGTGTAAGAACCAAGTACCTAGCGCGGCGTCCTCTATCAAAAATATAACCCCAATGGCTACCCCAGAATCCTCCCCCGCCCAAATAAAATGTTTGTGCTGGTTAAAGACGTTGAAGAGTTGTTTTTTATCGCGGAGACTATTGTACCGGTACACAGCAGCTAGATCGCAGAGATATTCAAACCCCGCCTTATTTTTTAGGGCGTCAAGCGGGGTGAGCACTAAGTTTTTATCTTTTAGAATCATTTTCTCCTCAAAGACTTTAACGACGAATGAAACTCAACTTTCGGTGAAAGTGTATCATGCTTTTCTGTGTTTGTCAAGTTTTTCTTGCGGACAGGCCAGGCAAACGTGAGAATAGCGGCGTCTAAGAGGTCAGTAGAGAACCCTAACTCAGCGCGTATATCGTCCTTGCTTACTATAGACGCCACGCTACTGCTGCTGTATTTCTCGACAGGTATAGCCCCCAGCTCGGTTAAAAATCTCTGGTTGTCGGGTATACTAACGTCCTCCCCCTCGAACCACTCTTTCAGCCCAAAAAACATCTCCACCCGTTTGTTCCGGTGCCGGGTTGGATCGAGGGCCTTTTCACCAAAGTGAACCCCTTTGACCAAACGTTTACTATAGTTGAGTTCGTGGAGTCGGTCGAGCGCTCCGTGTTCTGAGGTTGTATCAATACACACCAAGTCTGGCTTTTCCCGTTCAATGATCTGGGCTATCCTCCCGGCTAAACGCATATCTCGTTCGGTGCCATCGTCAGAAGGAATCGTCTCAAATGGTAATATCGTCGATCCCATACGGCGACAGATAACTGTATCGTCTTTCACGCGGCCTTGGTCAACTCCAATTACTAACGGGGCGTGGGGATCGGCACTACTTTTCCGTTTTTGAGCGGCATAGATTTTGGAGAGATTAAAAAATCTTAAAGTAGCCGTAATAAACGCTTCCTCAATCGTCGTCGGATACTCTTGTTGCACCCGCCACTCTTTGTCCCCTAACGACGCTATCTTCCTGCGCCGCCAGGCAAGGTGATTTAACGTCAGTCCATCATCCTTACACGTCTCATAATAGCTTTTTTCGCGGTCGGTCAAATCTTGTTCCCTAAGCGGTATCGGGTCTTGGTATGTATCGTCGAAATACCAGGGAACAAAAATCATCAAAAACCCGTTCTTGCCCGCTATCGCCCCCATACAAAGATCGTAAAAGAAGTTGCCGGGTCCGTTAGCCGTTGACTCAAATATCATCTCCGACCCTGCAGCGTCTGGCACCGCCTGTAACAACCCAACAGATATCTCGTCCGCCGATTCATAGAAAGCTGTTTCGGATGAATGCAACAGGTTGACAGTTAATCCGCGACCTATTTGTGCCGACCCAGCGGTACCCACGCTATATGTGGAATGGTTTTCCATGGTCATACTGCGCTCGGTGTCCTTCTCGAGCGGGAGCTGTAGGTCGGAGGGCAGATTCCTGCGAAACCTTTGCGTCATACCAAAAATTTTTATCGTACTTTCAACCTGGTGGGCGAGAACGTAGGCGGATAAATTAGATTTGAATAGCGTTTGATGAAACAGGCGGCCCTGAATATACGTACTTGACCCTAACTGCCGGCCTTTGAGTATAACTACACGCACTCTTCCGGTCTCGCGTTTTTGTTTTTCAATACGCTCATGTATCGTGCGTTGGGCTCGGTTGAACTCGAAAGGCAGTACCACACCAGACTTATCAGTGATTTTAAGGCAGTGCCTGGCAAAATATGGAAGATCTGTGGTGAACCTCTTCAAGATGGCGACTTGGTGTGGTGTAAGGTCAATCATCAAAGACCCCGCTTTTCAAAACAAGATACTCTGTATATTCTCTATCTGTTTTTGTATTTTTAGATGAGTTGCAAGATAGGTGCGCTATATCCAAATTGTTAGGTTCGTGTGTTCCCCCGCGAACCAAAGGCGTTTTATGTTCAAGACTATCCTGACCGAACTCAATCGGTTGGCAACAAAGATAACAGGTCAATCGGCCGTGGGTGGCGATGTTACGTTCGTAGGCCCCCTGCACCATCCTGAGCGTCATCTTCCCTGCGGTCTTGCTTCGGGCCCGGCGATTTTCTCGAGTGGCGACGCTACACTCTGGGTGTTCTTTGTGATACACCTGTTTGTACTTCAGTATCCTATCCCTGTTTTTCTGGTAGTACGCAATACTCGCGAGCTTTATCTCTTTTTTGTGCGCCGCCCGATATCTGTAACCCCACTCACAAGCGTCTTTCTTGTGTCGCAGACGGTATTCCGCTTGGTACACACCTATCCGCTTTTTGTGCGTTTGTTGGTATTCACGACCCCAAGCGAGTTTGCGTTCACGATTTTTAGCATAGTACCGTTTCCGGTATTCCTGGAGTTTCTCCGCGTGTTTTTGTTGGTAGTCCTTGTTGTATTCTCTCTTTGTCATCACTCCCCCAGTGGGTCTACCTCTTGCACATCTATCGGTTCCGCTGCCGCTACCTGGTCGAGGAAGTCTTTCAGACTTCCCGTCGCCGACACCACGGTCTGTAAAGGTTTCCCGATCAGTCTGTTCAGTATCTTATCGAGTACCTCGACATCTCCGTTAGCCGCTTTCGTCGCGGCCTCAATAAACGCCGCCTCGAGAAGAGTCTTCCCACGCAACCGCGGGTTCGTCCCCTCGTACGGCAGAGCCATCACGTCTTTGAGTTGTGTCACTATCTCTGAGGCCGACATCCGTGACCCCACCGGC